AGTTCCTAAAAGTTCCATATCTTCTCTGTGATACTATACACTTGGAAGCCAAGGCGAAAGGGAGATCCGCTGAGGCTTCTACCTTCAAACTCCTTGTTTATGTATGACACATACAGGCGGCATAGCTCAATGAGAGCGCACTGGAGCAACACGTTAACCAAGATTGTTACCGCAAACTCTATTATCAATCAGAAACAAAATTGTTCTTACAGTTTTCAGACCAGTGAGATGCAGGCCTCACAACCTGCTGTCGTCTTCGGAAACCTTATAGGTTCATTCCATTACACTCCTTAATCGAGCCGTCAGCCTTTTAATCTTTTTCAGCTGGCGGCTCAACTACTATTGACCACTAATCACAGGCCACGGCTCTTTCACTCCTTTCTGCTGTGGTCTTTTTTGTTGCATATAACGTGCCACGAGGACGAGCGACCAACATACCTTCTTTGCCGTTTGTTTCCCTCCTTAAATGATAGAGCATCCGCAATGTCCAAGACGATTACAACCTCCTCGCTGACTCGTGGCACTATTCCATAGAGGAGGGGCAACGTGAGCTACGGGATTCGGCGCAAGTTCTACAAGTCAAAGCAGTGGCAGCTCTGCCGTGAGTCTTATCTCGCAAGTGTGGGCAGGCTGTGCGAGGAGTGCCTGAAGGAAGGACGGATAACTCCGGCTGTCATCGTCCATCACAAGGTGGAGCTGACTGAGAACAACATAGACGACCCAAGTATCACAATCAATCCACAGAATCTTGAAGCGGTCTGTCTCGACTGTCACAACAAGATTCACATGCCGGGGCAAAAACGATACACAGTTGACGAAATGGGAAGAATTTTAATCCGCTGACCGCCCCCATGGTGAATTTTTTCACCGGATGGGTCTAGGACCGGTGGGTGGACTCTTCTTTTCGACTGAACGAGAGCGACTTTCTCTGAGTTGCCCGGAAGGAGGCGAGAATCATCGGAGAAAACTATATATATGCTTATTACCAAAGAATCTCCGATGGCTCTGTCTGTGTAGGGCGGTTCGTGAGAGCTTTGTACGAGTATTTAATAAGAGGACTGCAAGGAAAGCAGTTCTTTTTTGATGCTAAGAAGGCAGGGAACGCAATCGACTGGATTGAGGCTCACTGTTTCCACACAGAAGGCCCACTCGCTCCTGGTTTACTAAAATTGGAGCTCTGGCAGAAGGCTATGGTGTCGGCCATCTTCGGAATCGTGGACAAGGACGGGCATAGGCAGTTCCGTGAGGTGGTCTTCGTGGTAGCTCGAAAGAATGGTAAGTCATTGCTCGCTTCTGCCATCGCTAACTATACCTTCCGAGTGGATGGCGGATATGGTTCGAGGGTCTTCTGCATTGCTCCCAAATTGGAGCAGGCAGACCTCGTTTATAGCACTGTTTGGAATATGGTAACGCTGGATCCAGAGTGGCAAGCCGAGAAGGAAGCCATTGCTCAGAGCAAGGACATGCACAACAAGCGGATGATGGATGATTCCATGTTGGCCAAGCGCAGACAGACAGACCTAGCCATCACTGGAATAAATAGCACAGTCAAGAAGATTGCCTTTAGTGCTAAGCGATCGGATGGCTTCAATCCGTCTCTGACCATCTGTGACGAGGTCGCAAGTTGGGAAGGCGACAAGGGCCTTAAGCAGTACGAGGTCATGAAGAGCGCAATGGGCGCAAGGCCAGAGGGCCTGCTGCTGTCATGTACGACATCCGGCTATGTCAACGATGGCATTTATGACGAACTCGTTAAGCGGTCAACGAGGTTTCTGATGGGCGATTCCAGGGAAAAGAAGCTCCTGCCGTTTCTGTATATGATTGATGATGTTGAGAAGTGGAACGACATCAACGAGCTCCGGAAGAGCAACCCTAACCTTGGCGTGAGCGTCACTGTCGATTATCTGATTGAGGAAATCGCCATTGCGGAAGGTTCACTCTCCAAGAAGGCAGAGTTTATAACCAAGTACTGCAATCTCAAACAGAGCAGTTCGCTCGCATGGCTTCCGGCACAGGTCGTTGAAGCAGCAGGCGGAGAGCCTTTGGATATTGCAGAGTTTAGAAACAGCTATTGTGTGGGCGGCATCGACCTCTCCCAGACACGAGACCTAACAGCGGCGACTGTGGTCATCGAGAAGAATGGAGAGCTGTATGTCTTCGCTCACTTTTGGCTCCCGGCAGAAAAGATTGATGAGGCGACACAGAGAGATGGCGTTCCGTACAACATCTATATACAGAGAGGCCTGCTGTCTCCTAGCGGAGATAACTTTGTTGATTATAATGATTGCTTCCACTGGTTCGTGAGACTGGTCGAGGAGTTCCAGATCCTGCCGTTGCAGGTGGGATATGACAGATATTCTGCTCAGTACCTTGTGCAGGACATGGAGCGGTACGGCTTCCACATGGACGATGTATTCCAGGGTGAGAACCTTTACGGAGTCATGCAGGAAACACAGGGCCTCATGGAAGACCACAAAATTCACATCGGCGACAACGACCTGCTCAAGGCTCATCTGCTCAACAGTGCAGTCAAGATGAGCACGGAGCGAGGGCGAGGCAAGCTGATTAAGCTGTCGCCTGCATTACATATTGACGGAACAGCGGCACTTCTTGATGCCATGACGGTACGGCAGAAGTACTACGCTGAAATTGGCGTTCAGCTAAAAAATGAGGAATGACAGTATGGGACTTTTTGATTTTATTTTCGGAAATCGCCCAAAAGAGAAGGGGACATACGAGGGCGTGTTCAAGATGCTCAACGGCTACACTCCGAGGTTCACTTCCTTTGGCGGCGAGGTATACGAGTCGGAACTGATCCGGGCGGCTATCAATGCAAGAGCGACACACGTCTCCAAACTGAAGATTGAGTTTCAGGGTGCCGCACGTCCTGCTTTGCAGACCAAGCTCCGCCATGGGCCGAACCAGTTCCAGACATGGAGTCAGTTCATGTATCGGTTGAGCACGATTCTGGATGTTCATAATACAGCTTTTATCTGTCCTGTTTATGACCAGTACGGAGAGCCTTCTGGAATCTATACACCATTGCCGAAGCGATGCGAGCTGGTGCAGTACAGCGGAGTGCCTTACCTGCGGTACGAGTTCAGCAACGGCCAGAAGGCGGCTATTGAGCTTGCGTACTGTGGAATTATGACGAAGCACCAGTATAAAAATGACCTGCTTGGCGAAAACAACGGTGCACTGCTACCCACAATGGATTTGATACACATCCAGAACCAAGGCATTCAGGAAGGTGTAAAGAGTGCCGCCACATATCGCTTTATGGCGCAGCTTTCAAACTTCGCAAAGGCAGAGGATTTAGCAAAAGAGCGGAAACGCTTCACTGCCGAGAACTTCGCACGAGATGCAGAGGCAGGCGGTCTCCTACTCTTCCCGAACACTTACAGCAACATCAAACAGGTTGATGTAAAGCCTTGGGTAGTCGATGCGGAGCAGATGGAAGTCATCCGCAAGAACGTGTTTGAGTATTTCGGAGTCAATGAAGATGTGCTCCAGAACAAAGCCTATGGAGATGCATGGGCAGCATTCTATGAGGGTGCAATTGAACCGTTTGCTATCCAGTTCAGCGAAGTGGTCACCAAGATGCTGTTCACATTCCGCGAGCAGTCACAGGGCAACATGGTTGCGGCTACAGCTAACCGCCTGCAATACTTGAGCAACTCTGAGAAGCTGAACGTATCAAGCCAGATGCTCGACCGAGGCATCATGAGCATTAACGACATCAGAGAAATCTGGAATCTTCCGCCTGTCGATGGTGGCGATGTCCGGATCATTCGTGGCGAATATTGGAACGCTGATGAAAAGGTCAGCGAAGAAGGTGGAACAGATGAAGAAAGAAATCAGAGCGTTTAACTTTGAAATCCGTGCCGAGAACAACGAAGAGCACGGAAGGCATCTGACAGGCCAGCCGATCGTGTACAACGAGCGGACAGACTTGGGATGGTGGGACGAAATAATTGATGATGGCGCACTCGCAGAGACAGACCTCCGTGATGTGCGTTTTTTAGTTAATCACAATACCGACATGATTCCACTGGCGAGATCTCGAAACAACAACGAGAACTCGACCATGCAGATGGAAGTCGTAGAGGGCAAGGGCATGACGATCCGTGTTGATTTGGACGTGGTGAACAATGCCGAAGCAAGAAGCCTATATTCGGCAGTCGAGCGTGGGGACATCTCCGGAATGTCTTTCATGTTCGGAGTCGATAAGGATAGTTGGGAAGATTTGGAGTCGGAGCATCCGACAAGACACATCAAAGCCATCAGCAAAGTCTTTGAAGTGTCTGCCGTGACCTTCCCTGCATATGAAGCAACTTCGATTCAGGCAAGAGGCCTTTCCGAAACACTGGAGAGTGCAAAGGAATCACTGGAGAGTGCGAGAGCCGAGAAGCGTGCAGTCGAGATGCGCAAGAAAAAAATAAGACTACTTATGGAGGTGTAAGCATGGATATCAAAACCATGACCATCGAAGAGCTGGAAGCTCGTAAGCTGGCTATCGCCGAAGAGCTTGAAACTGACGGCGCAGACCTCGATGCACTTGAGTCCGAGGTTCGTGCAATCAAAGAAGAATTAGAAAACAGAAAGAACGCCGAAGCACAGAAGGCAGAGATTCGTGCTGCCGTTGCAGAAGGTGCCGGCGAAGTAATCCAGAAAATCGAAGTGGAGGAAAGAAAAATGCCTACTTTTGACGAAATCAGATCCAGCAATGAATATGCAGTAGCTTACGCAGAGTTTCTGAAGACCGGCGATGACGCTGAGTGCCGTGCGCTCCTCACCGAGAACGCAACCAATGGCACTGTTGCAGTTCCTACCCTTGTAGAGGGCAGAATCCGCACAGCATGGGAGAATGACCCGATCATGAGCAGAATCCGCAAGACCTTCATCAAGGGCAACCTTAAGGTTGGTTTTGAGATTTCCGCTACTGATGCAGGTATCCACACCGAGGGTGTTACTTCCGGTACTGGATTTGTAGCAGAGGAAACTCTGGTACTTGGTATCGCCGAGCTCGTTCCGGAGACCGTCAAGAAATGGATCACATTCTCTGATGAAGTCATGGACATGAGAGGTCAGGAGTTCCTGGACTACATCATGGATGAGATTGAGTACAAGATCGTACGCAAGGCCGTATCCCTTATCATCGCTGATATCGTGAACGCTCCTACAACCGCCGATGCTGATAGTGCGTCTGTTGCAGCTATCACTGTTACCACCAGAGCAGCAGGCGACATTGTGAACGCTATCGCACAGCTTTCCGATGAGGCCACAAATCTTGTCATCATTATGTCCAAGGCCGTATATGCAGAGTACAAGAACATCCAGATCGGCGCACAGTATGCGATCGACCCGTTTGACGGCCTGCCTGTACTGTTCTGTTCTGACTGCGGAACTAACGTAATCGTTGGCGATCTCGATGGCGTACAGGCTAACTTCCCGAACGGCTACGAGCCCACTATCAAGATTGATGACCTGTCCATGGCTGAGAAAGATCTTGTTAAGGTTGTCGGCCGTCTGCCGATGGGCCATGCCTTAACAGCTTGTGGTCGCTTCTGCGTCATCAAGAAGTCCGCATAAGGTGACCGACTATGAAGATTAAACTCCTGCGAGATACAGCAGTCAGATTCTCTGCTGGGCAGGAGCTTGAGGTTGCGGAGCAGGAGGCCAGACGGCTTCTTGCTCTCGGCCTCATTGAGATTGCTCCTGTTAAGGCGGTCAAGAA